CGTTGTCCGCAGGACCACGACGGAACGGACAGCGAAGGCCGGAAATAGCGTTGTCGTTATACCAACCGTCGCAATAATAGGTGCTGGAGCTGCCGGAGGCGACAGTCGGGGCGGAGCATAGATTCTGCATACTGAGCTCAGTGATATATTTCCAGCCACTGGGATCGTTCTTAGGAACCTTCGCGGCCTTTATCAGACCCTCGATCGAGTTGATGTTGAAAGCCGAGTAAAGGGACGGGGCGACATAATAATCTCCGCTACCGTCGGACAGCTTGTTTATCAAGGAGCCACGCTCGATCAGACCGATATGGCCGTAGAAGTTCTTCAAGCCGAGGAAACAAGGGACGTGCGCTTGGTGGACGGTACCACCGTCCGAGCCCTTCACGGCGTAGTCGCTCACGCCGACCGAGTCCCCCAACTCGATCCCTACGCTCGTCGGAATAATCGGATAACCACCGTTATGGCTCGACCAAGGATCCCAAGACCATTCCGTAACTCCCTTACCGGTACCGCCCTGATATAGGCCATTGGAGTCCTTTACCGGGTTCAACGCGGACTGGCAATCACGGGTACCCATGATAAGGCGGTAAAGATAACCGACGACGCTGTTCGCGACGAACCAGCCGGATTCCCAGCCCTCACCCTTCTTGCGGGCGGCCGTGCCGAAAGCCGCGGCGTTCATGTTCGTGGCAACCATGCCTAGCTGCGTGTTGTGCTTCCCATCCCTCGTCGCGTCGTTGTTCCCGCCACGATAACGGGGATCGTCGCTGACGACGGAGACCAACGTGCCGCTCGTACGATCCATGACGCCGGCTCCCAAAGCCGACGTACCCCCGGCCGGGATATAATAGTTCAAATGACCCTCGATCGGGGTCGGGCTCACGGCCTCGTAATAATAGGTGGAGTCTACCCACCAAGAGTAGTAGTGGGCGTTCCAGCACCACAGGTAATCGCCCATCGTGCCGTCCAAGGCGGCGGGACTGCCGTCGGCGAAACGATGGTGGTTCGTCGGGTCAAGCTTACGCCGGCTACGGTCAACGGACACGAGGTAGCAGCCCAGACCGATCACGGAGGGAAGATCCCGCAGGAAATCGATATTACCGTAGGACTCGCCGACTGGCGTGCCCTGACCACGTTTCCAGCGACGGATAGCGACGTGCTTGTTCACGATCGATACCGCATCGGCGAAAGGGATCCTCACTGACTCGCCCGTTTCCTTGGACACTCCCTCGATCAAATACTTGGAGGGCTGGTTCGTGTCGGCCAAGGGCAGCTGGTCGATTGTTTTGCCGTTATCGAAGGCCGTGATGATAGCGCGTACCTTCTCCTCCTCTGCTGTTGTTAATGACATGATTCTGTATATTAAAATGTTAGACAATTATACCTTTCGTATCCGGCTACCGGATAAAAATCTCATCACGCTACCGGCCTTGCGGATAACCGGGGCCGTGACCTCGATCTCTATCGTTTGGGCGAGCGAGGTGTTCTGCGCCGGGATAACGTGGATCGTGGCCGTGCCGGTCTTACGCACGGTCAAGTTCCCATGTTGGTCCACATACAGGGCATCCCCGGAATAAAACGCTTGCTGAAAGATCACGTTCGGAAGGACATAGGCCGGAAATAAACTCACGGCTATCCTCTGGGCGACCGTATTCCCTAACGTTATCCTCTTGACATATTTCAGCTCCATACGGGTAGGGGCAAGAAGCGCTTGACTCATCAACGATTGCTCGGCCGCTTTCATGGAAGCGATCTGCGCATTGCCCTCGGAAATCATCGCCTCAGCCTCGACAGCGGCAGCCAAAGCCTCATCAGATGCTCGACCGGCCAAATCAGCCTGTTTCCCAGCCTCCAACGCTTTAGCGTTAGCCAAACCCGCAGCAGAGATAGCGTTCCTCGTGGCCTCGATAGCCTTATTCGCCTCCGCAAGGGCGGTCTTGGCCGCTTCCGTTGCCTGCGTACCACGGGCGATACATTTCCACCAAGCCGTATCGGTCAAGGAGTGGTTCTTGTTTCCGTCCTTGACACAGAGGTAGCAGCTATCATCCGTGACGACGAAATCGAAGGTGTTGTACGTACTCGCCGTGGCATAAACGCCCTTATCGACGAACGCCACCTTCCCCAATACTATCTGACTCATTATAATTCCTCCTTCCTTTTTTTGGTCATACGTTCAAATACAGCTCACCGGTCTCTTGGTTGAGCTTGACAAGGTTTGGTGACACCTCGTCCTCGTAGGACATCACCAGCGTCATGTCGGCGGGGTTGATCGTGAAGGTCGGGTACAAGACGCCTCCCTTAGCGAGGATGCCCGTATCGACATACCTGTCCCCATCCAGATCCCATTTCCACCAGTTGCCGTTATCGCCAACCTTCCACGGGTGGTCGGCCAGCTCTTGCGCGCGGTCACCCTGTGTCTTGGCGAAGTTACCCTGCGTGTTGGCGTAAGAAGCTTTCTCATTCGCCAATTTCGCCGCGTCATTTGCGTTTTTAGTTGCGATTTCGGTATCTTCCTTGATCTTCTCTAACCCATCGTGAGCGGCATTAGCGTTAGCCGCGGCTTTATTGGCTAAATCAGCTGCGGTATTAGCCTTACCGGTTGCGGTATTGGCATTCCCTGTCGCGGTGATGGCGTTCGCCGTAGCCGTATTGGCCTTTGACGTGGCCGCCTCGGCGTTCAGCTTGGCGGTGTTGGCATTGGAGGCCGCCGTATTGGCCGCCTTAGTGGCGGCACGGGCGTTGGAGATCTCCGTGAGCATGTTCTCGTAAGCCGTCTGGATGGTTCCGAGGCTCACCTTCACGCTGGTTTGTATGCCGTCTATGATCTTGCAACCGATCGTGTACAGACCGGTAAGGCTGTCAGCCAGCGTGAGTTCTGATATTTTCTTTTTCTTAATCGGCATATATGTTCAAGTCTATGTAATACTCCCCATCCTCCGTGACCACCAGTTCCCCGGCCTCGGTAGCCAGCAGGTAATCGATACCATCCATCCGGAACACCGTGAACTCCAGCGTGAGGTTGAATGTCACCACCATACGCCCCCGGAGGCTCTCAAGCTTCCAGCCGGACGTCCTCTTGTAGTAGCAGGGGTATTCCTCCACGTTGTAATCCACGTACAGCGAACGCTCGCCCGGCTGGATCAAGGCATCCAACAGGGCGTCGTAACAACTCCAGAATGTCGTCATTGAGCCGGCGATGAGACAGCATTTAAGAGTGACCTCCTTGCTATTATACACCACCTTGCCGGCATCGTAGATCCTACCGTCAACGTCCAGTACCGTACGGGACAGGTTAGTCTTCACGGTCGGAGATCTCATGATCTCGTCCCGGCCCTCCGTCACCATCACGCCGTATCGATCCAAGGGTACGCCGTCCAGCTCGTACTCGGATGGAGGAACATACGCTCTACCCTCCGGGATCGCCACGGACGAGGGTCTTACGGGCCGGTCCTCGGCGAAACGTAACGTGAAGGCCTCCAACGTGTCCCAATCCTCATACGCCGGGCTCTGGATGAGTCGCAAGCTCCACTCCCTGCCCAGCGAGGGGATACGGAAGAGGTGATACCCGGACTTCGATAGGTGCTCGACGAGAGCGCCGGCGGATCTTCCGTCCACGCTGCGAACGAACGTGATGTTGAGCTCCCGTGGTTTCAAGGTGGGCTTTTCCAAGTCCGGCTCTATGCCGTCCTCGTCCGGCCAGTCGTTCCTAGCCGGTTCCACCAGCTCGGGGAACGGGAGAAGGCCGTCGTAACCTCCCTCCGTGATCCATACGCCGAAATCGGTGTAGGCGTCTCGGTTGTCTATGTATAACTCACCCCTCATAAGATCACCACGGTATTATCCTTGTTTATCTCAACCTCTCCCCCGATATTCACCAGCAGGATCACGGCGTAGTCGCTCGCCACGACCCTAGCCTTGCCGCCGTGCATGAGGATCACCTTGTGAACACGCTCGTTATCGTCTATCGTTATCACCGCATCCGTATCACCTATCACGGCGATATTGCCGGGATTGGTTACGTACACGTGGCCGGAGTCAACGTACACCCCGTAGGGCATCACGTGACCGGCCATGCCACGGAACATGTCTAACGACGGGAAATCATTCTCCGCGCAAAACTCACGCCCCTGCGGGCTGAAGAACAGCCACACGAGGCTTCTCCAGTCCGTCACCCCGTTAGAACCACTGCATGCCCCGAGCGAGAGGGCCGATTTGATTATGTCGTTAACCGTCTCCATCATTATCTTGATCTCATTAATATCCCCTTGTCGTTAATAGTCTTTATACCGGAGGCCGCCGACTTGGTATTGGCCTCTATCTTCTCGGATAGGGCCTCTATACGTCCGGAGATCTCCGCTACCTTGGCCGTGTTCTCCGACACCTTCCCGGACAGGTCCTTGATCGCCTCCACGTTCTTCCAGCCCCTTGTCTGGAGGTCGTAGATGAAGCGCATCTGGTCGGCTATACCCGTCACTTGCACCAACGTCCTATCTAAAAATATAAGTTGCGTTGACATCTTACCGTCTATCACGTTAGCCGAGTCCTGCGAGATGGAGGCGATGCCCTTCGAGGAGGCCACACGGGTATTATCATCCTCGGGATCGTCAGGCTTGAAGTACTTGTCGGCCCAGCCGAACTTACGGTCGAGGTCGTCGGCCAGCTCCTGCGCCTTTTGGTCGAGGTAGTCTTGCTCCCAATCACTGATGTAATTATCAGACCAGAACTCAAGCAGCTTCTCTCGTATGGCTTTCATGGGATCGGAAGCGGCGGCCTTGATCGACTCCGTGACCATATTCCTTATCATCTTCCTCACGAGATCCTTAGCTGATTGGGCCTTGTCTTCCCCAGCTGACCATGCCTCGGCGTAAGCGTTGGCGAAATCGTCGATAGCGGATTTTATGTCACTACCGAAAATGGCGTCCTTGCCGGCCTCCTTGTTATCCGCTATGGTGTTATTGATCTCGTCTATCTGGTCCCGCCACTCCTTGATGCGGTCATTGTCGGTTTTCTTCTTGTCCTCCTCCTCCTTGATCTGGTTTTGGATAAGCACTTTTTGCTGTTCCAATAGCTTATTCTGCTGGTCGATAAGCTTGGAGGCATCCTTGGAATAGGCTTTCTCGATGGACCTGCCCAGCTTATCGTACGACTTGTCCAACGTGTCGATCTGATCCTGCAAACGCTGGATACGACTCTCGTTCTTCTTGTCATGGATCTTGGCGATAGAGGAGGCAAGGGATGTGACCACCCCGATAGCGGCACCGGCAGACGCACCGATCGGCCCGAACATCGCACCGGCTTTCGCCCCGTCCATGGCGGAATTGACCGCGTCCATGGCCACATTCAAGCCTTCGGCAATACCGGACATAAGGTCACTACCGAAAGCGTCACCTAACTTGGAGAACGTGTCGGAGAGGAACTGTCCGGCTTGCATGATATCACTCATACCGGCATCTATCTCAGCTAAGCCTTCTTTTAGTCTCTTTGTATCATCCCCAGCTGAGAACACCTTTTTAAGGCCGTTCGATACCTTGTTGAAAGACGTGTCCATCTGATCGGCCTCCTTATTGACGTTGGCGATCTCGTCCTTTATGGCCTGTAACTTCTCCGGGGACTTGGAAAGGATATCAAATTGCTCCTTGGTCAGGCCGAACAAGCCTTTTCCGTCGGAACCGGTCTTGAACTCGCCCTCATTGATATAATCAAGCATGGCCTGCGCCTCCTTGGAGATAGACCGTATATCGACCACCGTCCTCTTGCTCATGTCGGAGAATAGCTTCGTGATGATGGACGTTTTCTTCTGGGCCTCGTCATCGACGGCAGCCAGCTCTTTCTTCATCTCTTCACCAAGGGACAGCTTCTCGCCCTCGGTAGTGGCCTTGTCCATCTTCTCGTTATAAAGTTCCGTGATAGCCTGACGCTTTTCAAAATATGAGCCATATTCTTTCAGATACTCGTTCATGGCACGTTTCTCTTCCTCCAGTTGTTCCTTATTCACATTAGAGGTCGATCGCTCCCGTTTGACATATGAGTTCACCAAGGCTGTATGAATCTCCACGGTCTGTTCCTTAGTCAGTTTGCCGCCTTGAGCGTCTTTCCACTCTTTTTCCTTGGTAAGTATGGCGGCGATCTCATTGTCATAGTCTAGGTTTATCTGGGCGATCTTCTTTGCGGAGCCTTCTTTCATCAGGTCGATCTCGGATTGCTGGTTTTGACGGCGAAGGGATAGGAGTTCGCTTCGGAGCTTCTCTTGTAATTTTTTTTGCTTTTCAAGTTCTTTTTTATCTTTTTCCGTAATGCCCGATAATACAGATTCCTTTTTAATTGGAATAGTAACCGGATTATTTTCAACTTGTTCTTTAGCAAATGATAAAATCTCTTTTATTTCTTCTTCAATATTCGCTTTTTCATTTTTTAAATCAAATAATTTTCTTTCAAACAAATGTTTTGATTCTGACCCAGATATAGCCTCATCGTAACGTTTTTGCATCTCATCGATAGCTATATTCAATTCATTTATCTTTTTATATCTATCAGAAACCATATCTTGAGAAGCTTTCATTTTAGCACTTTTTTCCAATGCTTTCGTATAAGCCTCTATCGAATCTGTAACTTCTTTTGTTTGAATATTCTCCAACGATAAATTACCTAAATATTCAGGAGAAATATCATTCAATCGTTCTATAGCTTTTATCCTTTTATCCTTAATAATAGTTTCATCTTTTGCTACTGCCAAAAGGACTTCTAATTCGGCTTTCTCGTCAGCCATATAATTGACAGTAGCTTTTTGTAGCTTATTCAATCGATCCTGTGCAGTTTCTGTCTCTCTGATTTTATCAGCAAGCATGGCATAAGCAGTTGTTGCCAAACCAACAGCCGTCAATATCGTACCCAAAGGATTTGCTTTCATTACCTTCCATAAAGCAATTGTAGCCAACTTTAATCTGTTTTTTGCCGAAGTAGCCACATTGGCCACAGCCGTATCTGCAGCCGTTGTTGCAGTATTCAAACGAGTTGCAGCGATTTCCTGATTTGTTGTTGCAACTGCCAACTTCGATTCTACAGACCTTAGTTTTTTCGCAGTTGTACTAACATTCGTAGCTGCCGCTTCCTCACGTTTCGCCGCCGAATTCAGTTTGGTCTGGGATACTTCTAAAGCAGCCAAATCATTCGCTTCAAACGCAGCGTTAAATTCTTCTTTTGCAACTTGCACTGCTTTTCTAGACATCTCCAAACCCTCTTGTGCAGAAGCTAATTTTTCTCTATTTGCTTTTACCTGCTTAGTCAAAGATTCCACAAGTCTATCAGCTGTATTCTTTTCTTGAATAGCTTGTGCCGCAATAGCCTTTACATATTCTTCTGAGCCTGCAACTAAGTTCAATTTAGATAGTTTCGCCCGTTGTTCTTCTGTGATCGTTTTTTGCAATGACAAATTATAGGCATCCTGATATGTACGCTCTTTTTCTTTAGCAAGAACCGACTCTCCTGTCAGTTTATTTTGAATTGACCTTAAACTATTAGATATAGCAATTTTTGCGGATAATGCCATTTCTGCAGCAGTCGCTCCTATAGCTGAAGATTTATAGGCTACGTACGCACCTGAAACCCCTAAAAGCAACTTTTCCAAATTTTCAATATTGCCTTTGATATTTCCTGTCTCAAATCCCTGATTAATAATTTTAGCTGCTTCTGATATATTTTTTAATATCACCTCTCCCATCGGTCGCAAAGCCGCTTGGATATTATTCGACAGAAGCGTCATTTGATTGCCGGCTTCATCCGCCATCTTCTCAAACGCTGCTTCCGTAGCTCCTAAAGAGCTTTGCAACTCGCCAAGGTCATTTGCTGCCGCCTTTGCATTCTTTCCAGTCAAAGCCAGTGTAGCGGCCAAGCCTTCATCCGTGCCAAGCATTTCCTTCATCTTGGAAGCGGAACCACCAGCCTTCTCATAAATCAATTGTAATGCCTCTTGGAAAGTACGGCCTTGGAAAGCGGCGTCTCCAAGTTCTCCAGCGGTTCCTTGGATAGCGGCACGGATCTGTGTCATAGCCTGCGCCGTTGGCGTTCCTTGCTTGGTCAATGAAGCGACAGCACCCAACACTTGGTCGATACTAATCCCATACGCGGCCGCAATAGGAGCAACTTGGGCTATAGAGGCTCCCAATTCGCCAAATGTAGTCTTACCCAACCGGACGGTTGTAAAAAGCTGGTCCGAGACCGTACCGGCTTCCTCCGCAGACATCTTATAAGCATTCAGGATCGTTGTAATGGCATCGGCTGCCGTCTCGGTTTCCGTAAGTCCTCCCACGGCAGCTTTAGCCGAAACTTCTAGGATCTTCATACCATCCGCCCCGTCATGTCCGGCGGAGACAATGCTATATAACGCCTTGGCGGCCTCCGGAGCCTTGATCGGTATCTCTTGGGTTATGGACATGACCTGATTCATGAAACCGGTCATATCATCCGTTACCTGCGTGGAAATGGTCGCTACTTCCAGCATGTTCTTCCGGAACTCCTTCTCGAAGTCGTATGAGCTCTTTGCGGCCTTGGCGAACGCCGTCGCCGCACTGATACCGATACCACCGAATACATCAAAAGACGTGATCTCACCGGCCAAGGTCTTGATAATTCCCATCGCTTCCCGTGTTCCCTCGTACATGCCGGAGTTATCAAGACCAGTCGCAATATACAGCGCTCCATCCCTATTCCTGATTCCCATAATGCGTTTATGGTAAAATATAGAATAGCCTTTCATGTGAGACTGTCAACCGTTAAAAATTCACTTATAAGTTATCTTTTTCGACATTTTCTTTTGCCTTGTCGCTTTTTCTTCGTTCTTTTGTAAAAAGAAAAAAATTCATCGTGGAACTTGAGATTGTCAAAATAAAGCAACTGTCAGGAAAGAAGACTCAAATATATTCTGTCATTCTCAATCAAGAGGATCAGAGCGTTTTTGAACAATTTCTTCAGAACAACTATTCTGAATACCCAACCGAAATAGAAGATATCGTATCTAAATTGAAAATTATGGCTACAAAAACTGGGGCAGCCGAACATTTTTTCAAGCTAAACGAAGGGAAACCCGGTGATGGTGTCTGCGCCCTATTTGATAGTCCTGATAAAAAATTAAGAATCTATTGTATTCGATTTGCTAACGTTGCTATCGTTGTTGGAGGTGGAGGATATAAGCCCAAAAACATTAGAGCTTATCAAGAAAGTTCTTCCTTAAAAAAAGAAGCTGAAACAGTGGTTCGAATATCCAGAATCATATCAGAAGCCATCAAAAACAAGGATATACATCTCGATGATAACGGTTTTTTCTTAGGTAATTTAAAATTGAAGGAGGAATAAATATGAATAACACATCTATTTTAGACACTGTACTTAGCAATATAGATAAGAAAAGAGCTAAGAACATGGAAAGACGTATGATGCTTGCTGTAAAAATTGCAGAAGGTATCAAAAGGAAAGGTCTATCCCAAAAGGAATTTGCCGAGAAAATGTGTAAACGTCCCTCTGAGATATCCAAATGGTTAAGAGGAGACCACAACTTTACAACCAGCACTCTTTTTGATATTGAAGATGTTTTGAATATCCATCTTATAGATATCAACGAATATTCTCATGCAGCTTGTCCGGCCTCGATATAATAAAAAAATGAATGGAACAACCCCTGCGGAAGTAACAATGATTAATGCACGCGGTATCCTCCTTTTCGTAGGAGGGAAGGAATATTATCTATCGTATGACAGATACCCTTGGTTCAGAAATGCAAAAGTATCGGATGTATTGGACGTGACCATGCCGGACGAGGATTCGTTGCGTTGGGACGCAATTGATGTGGATCTTGAGATTGACAGCATAATCCATCCGGAGCGTTACCCAATTACTTTTCGCTAGAAGACACCGCTCTGGTTATCGAGCAGACACTCTGAAGATCTTGACACATTTACAGAGAACAAAAACCGACCAGCCTCACGGTTCGTCGGTTTTTTTACAACCAAAATCACTATGACAAACGTTCTCTACGCAAAGTAATATATATCATACCGGGCTCATTCTTCGAACCCTTTTCTTTTTTCCCGTATCGAAATCGATTACCTCGACCCACTCGCCATGATTATCCCCGGATTCATCATCGTCCATGAGCAGTGATTTGTTCCGGTCGTTCACCAAGTAACCATGTTCCCGTAGCATGGACATGACAAGCGCCAGATCGCTGTCCAATGTCCGCTCATGCGTATACCCGAACGCCTCGTTACATAGTACAAGGAACATGAAGCTACTTTGCGTCACCGGCTCCGACCTACCCAAGTCTCGTTGTTTTCTTGAAGGGCTATTATCTCCTCTTCGCTCAACGGGCTCACAGCTTCCAAAGCTATGATAGTACGAGAAAAAGGGTTACAACCCAGACGAAAGAGGATAGCGTTCAAAAGGATATACAGGTCTTCCCATGTACAATTGTCCTTCAGTACCTCCCGGAACCAAGCGGGCATGTCCCCTTTCTTGTTATGGATACCCAAACATACGATCTCAAAGATCAACTCGTCATATTTCGCCATCAACTCCGACAGTACACTATCAAACGTAACATCCTTATGAGCCACGATAGCATCCTTGTCCGCCTTGTCAATCCGCAAGAGTAACGGACGTATCCTAAACCCGGTCCTTACCGTGATCGGGGTGATAACGATACTATCACCAACGTTCTTACCCGCCGGGATCGTCTCCGGCTTGAACTCGAAAGGAATCACGACTGACCGACTTGTCACCACGTCGCTCTCAATCTGTAGTGCTCGCTTTACGCTCATAGTCTTTTAATCGATTTTGTAATTTCTCAACCTCCTGCCAAATAGCGTCACGAATATCATCACCAGAAGAAACACAATCTATTTCCTTATTGGGATTAATCAATTTTAGATATAAGTTTTTAAGAAAATATGAATAACCATCAATCGAACATTGCATTTTAGCAATCTCTCTAATTCCTTCCGCATTCATAGTCATTTTCCCTTAAAATATAAGAGCCCCGGCAAAAACCGAGGCTCTAGACAACCTAAACAAAAAACATCATTCCGTGTCTTCCGATACGGCCTTCACCGCCCTGCTATACGGGGACGCTTGTTTGCCGGCCGCCGATACCGGTGTCATGATCGTGGCCTTTACCAATAAGAGATCGCAATTCTCCTTATCCGGGGCTTGGCTGATCTTCCCGAACACAGAGCACTTGACAAAGACATATTCCGTGAACTTACCTTGGTACGGCAGGCTCTGTAGCCTGATCGTCTTCAATATCGAGGGCGTAGACAAGGGAGCCTCCCATTTATCACCGGAAACGGTTCCCCCGCAAAACATTTTCATCTCGTCGCTCGTAGGAGAAGGGATAGTGAACTCTATACTGGAAGGATCTCCTTTCCGACTCACCACCGCCCAAGGATCCTCATGTCCCATGGACGTAAAACTAAGCTCCTTGGCGTCCGAGAAATTGAACGTCACCGTATCCACGTCAACGCATTGGGTGAACTCGGTACCGGCCACGCCATCCCCGGGTTCCGCAACTCCTAAATACGCCACATCCAGCGCTAAACTTCTTTCCATATCACTAATCTAATTCTGTTATAACCTCTAATCTAATATTCGTACAATCGAAGCCATCCTTGGCCTCGCCCATAGGCTCAGACCAGACGATCCGAGATTTCCAATACATCCCCAACGGCGGCTTGATATCCCGCAACACGAACCTCACGCCTCGTACGGTCTCTATCATCAACTGTCGATCCGATACGCCTTTCGAGGGTCTCTTGACGAAGATATTGATATTTATCGATCCCTTGTTGACATAATCTTTCCCATTCAAGGCCAGAGAGCGGATCGTGATATGATTTCTTTTCTCGCCATCGCCGGATTGATCCTTATACAGGATAAAGCCCGTACTCGCCGGCTCAACCGCATTATATACGATATCCACTATATCAAACTGATCTGCCATGTTCAATATCCTTTCTCAGCGAGTTTATCAAATAACGTTCGACTCTGTTTCTTGATCCAATCCTCGGCATGTTCCGTGGCGACAGAGATAACATCCAGATTTTCGATTGCTTCCACATACTTGGCATAAGGCATAGCGGCTACACCAATCAATACCCAGCCCCTTTTATAAAGAGGGATCAGCTCGGAAACCAAACGTTTCGCTTCCCTGATACCGGTCTGTTTATCCGTTCCTTCCGTGGATTGCTCATAGTTCTCGGTCAATATATCGCCATCCTTAACGATCACATAACCGATTGAGCTACGGAGGTTACCGGTATGATCCTGATAGTTCCCTTTTTTTCGGGCGATCTTCATGAACTCTTCCCCGGCACGTTGCAATAACTTGTATATCCTCTCTTCCGCCCGATCCACATAGTAATCGAACCAACGCCCTACTTCCCTATCACTCCACATCGGAGTCAAACCACCTTTCCTTGCCATAAACTACACATAGATTACAGAGTGAGTCTGAAACGGTTCCCAGCTAATGATATCCACATCGAGAGCGATACTGTCAATCCGGATATGCTTCGCGTTTTCCACAGGACGGGCTTTGGTCGAAAACTCACCATGCACGATGAACTCTCTTCCATCGACGTTCCGCTTCAACTGCTGTCCACTATTGGACGGGTAGTATTGCCCAGTGACCTCTATTTCCATCGGTTTACCGGCAACCAATTCCCCTTTGACCAATTGACAGGATTGAATCGTCACTATCGCAGTATGTGAATATCGCTTTACCATCTGTTTCTCGCCCTTCCTTTGGGTACCTCGATCTTATTGCCTATCAATTCCGCTTTCTCCGGTTCTCCTCCCTCCCGGTATAGTCGTTTCGCCGTAGCGTCATACCATGCACGGGGATACGTGATGGAGAGCTTGTTTTCCGTGAAGTCCGGCAGACCGCCGACCATGGAATAAAGGTCGGCGGCCACCAGCTTTTGTTTTTGGATATCGATCGTCTTACTATCTTCTGTACCTTCAAAACCGCGTCCCGGCAAAACGACGTTATCCAAAAAATCTTCACAGTCAGTGAGACCGGGATAAGCGAGTATCGTATCTCGAATCGTCTTAGCCATGATTGTTATTCTCCGTTTTCAGTATCCTGAATCGTTTGATCCTCCGGTTCGACGGTTTCACCCAAGAATGTCGCCGGGATATCATCCGTACCCTCGGTATCCTCGGAAGCGTTCCAATCCTTCCCATCCACTTTCATGATGAACATGGCATCCGGATCATTCACGACAGGAATAGCGTTCGCTTCCGCTTTCGTCCATTCCTTGAACGGTTCCAGCTCAGACCATTTGGTTACCAAGATACAATCCTGCTTAACCATGAGAGCGATTTTCTGCAAGGTAGCGGAAGACTCGGCGGCGATCGGCCCATGCTGAATGTCACCCACCTTCAAATCCTCCAAGAAGCATACACGCTTACGCTCCCAAGGATTGATCGTCTTACGACGATGGGCACGATCCTCGATACGGACAGCCGGGTTCACGGTAATGATCTTCACCGGGATCTCCTGCTCGGCCAGATACTCGTTGATGAGATTCTTTGTCACCAATATCTTGGAGGACGAATTAACCCATGCCTTTAACGTGTCGAACGTGGATTTCTGTTTCTTCAGCAAAGAGAAATCAGCCACGTGCATTACAACGTAACGGATCGTCACCCCTTCGGCAGAAGCGGCCACAACCGTATCCTCAATATCCTGCAATCCATTGGCCGTTGTAGCACTACTCCAGTCCGTGGTAGATTTACGCTGGTTCTTCTTCGGCATACCGCAACCGACAAACTCAGCCGTAACGACACCGCCATTGTTCTTTGCCGACAAATGGAAACCCGCACGGCTCATGAGCTGCATACACCACCATTCGAAACGGGCACGAACGGAGTTATACACGAAATCCTGATCCTTGAAAGCCAGATTCAACAATGCCAACTGGTCCGCATCACCTTGCGCGTCACGTTCCAATTGCTTATACTCGTTGTAATCGCTCTCGTTCATGCCACGCTTGACGGCTGTCTTCGGGATATCGCCGGACAGCTTGCAGATCACCTCACGGGTCTTCTGCGGTGCGGAAGCGTCGAAAGAGATCACGTCTGCCATTACCGGAGCGCCTTTCTCACCGGTCAGAGTCTCCCACTTCAACGAGGTCTTTCTTTTCACCCCGAAGAAGTTCGGGAAGACAACCGGTTTCACATGACGGGTATTCAAACGGGCCGCCATGTTCTTTTTATTCACTTGCTTAATTAAACTTCTTTCCATATATCTGATTTTAATGGATTACACAAAACGGATAAACGACATTAATGCCTTCAAGTCCTTATCTACCGGAAACGGCATACAGGATTCGTTTACCGTACCTCTTACCAATAACCCAGACTGCTGGTTGGCTACAGTCAAGTCGACTTTATTCATCGTGACAACCAATTCGCCATCATAAGGTAACTTGGCGGCTTTCGCAGCCTGTTTGTCTTTAGCCTGAACCAATACCTGACCTTTTGCGGCAGCACCGATAGTCGCTTCCAACGTGATCGTATCAAACTCCGCATTACTCTTATCAATAGCCGTGATCTTATCGGACGCACCTGTCAAAGCTCCACCAATCGTCACGAAGTCACCCACACCAAACAGATGATTCTTGGACACCTTATAAGTAGTTTCATTGCCAGCATCGGAAGCCATCGCCGTCTTCAATACATGATACAGCCCCGTTTCCGGATCTTTCACCACGATCACGATCGGAGGAAGCTCGTCCAACGACTTGCCATTGAACAAAGCGTTCCGCAAATCCCGGCGGTCAATCGTCCCACCGCCGATCACATCCTCAATAATCTTTTCAATTCCGGGAGGATACTGGAATTCTCTTTCTCTTTTTCTGTACATAACGTTACACTTTTCTTGGATTATTCAATACCCAGGTTCACCACACCGGGATTATTTGCGCTCTTGTCGGCATCCTGATCCATCAGCTTCGCCCAATCCGCCTCGGAACGCTCCGGAAGATTCACGGAACCGGGAGCGTAATCACCACGGGCCACGGCATCATCGATCGCCTTTTGCTGGATTCCGGTAAACTCTTCGGAAAGCTCCTTGATTTGATCCTCGATAGAGGTTTCCGAAGCCAAGTCCACACGTCCCAGCCAGTTATCCGGAAGACCAGCATCTTTCAACTGCTTACGGACTGTTTCTTTCTTAGCCTCGTTTGCCGAGTTGGTAATGGAATCGCCCACCTTCTTAGCCATATCATCGACGCTCTTCCTCATACTTTCCAGATAAGCTTTCAGTTCCGGGCTAAGATCCTTCAACAGCTCTTCTTCCGTTTTCTTGTTCTTATCCGGATCTTCTACCGGTTTACCATCCTTCAACCCATGCTTGGCTTCATAAGCGGCGACAGCGGCCGTTTCAGCCGTAGTCTTAGCTTCATTCTCCGCTTCTTGGATTGCCGGAAGAATATTATCCTTGAACAGGTCCACGAAAGCCTCTATCCCCTCGGCTTTCTCAATCTTGAACGTCTTTTGAATACGTTCCGCATACTTCTCCGGCACGCCTTTTGTCTTACATGCCGCCTTGATTAAATCTAAAATTGTCATAAGAGTTTTCTGTTTAAAATATAAGGGAGGGGAAGAAAATTCCGGGTATAAAAAAAGCCCACCGGACAACCGGCAGGCTTTCATCTCTAAATTATTCCTATAAGAATCTATCTTGTCAAATCATGTGATTGGATCTAAGCCATTGTTTGCCAGAAGGCGTAAGGCAATAGATCAAAAATGCGGCACAAGGTATGCCTATCACGGCGAATCCAATTATAGCTCCCATTACTTATCCTCCTTTTTCTTATTCGTTAATACCAATCCTGCTATTAAGGCTAAAATAGAAGACGTAAAGCCTAGGCCATAAATCAGCCACTTATTATCTTCCATATCCTTGAATAAAGACGCTACCACTACACCTGTAAAGATATATTTCGAGACATCAATCAAATAGTTTCCTAATTTCTCTTTCCACATAACGCAAAAATAGCACAACAAGATGAAAACGCAAAGGTATTTCTATTTTTTCTTGTGGGATTCAGAATTAGTGCTCATCTTTGTGGTGTCTATCATATTTAACTAAGGGATGTGGGCATTTTTTATGCACACACATTTATTGTATAACGATATTTGGTATTCGTGTACCCCTGTGTGGAACTGTAATGGGACCACAACATCCCTTGGAATGTGATAGACAGCAGGAAAGGCACGAATACCTTTTTTTATTATATATGTCTATCAATTCCAAGGATTCCAATGCCGCCAACAATAGTAACGGCAAAAGGACGGCCCAACCCTCCGAAATGGGCAAGTACTCCACTCCAGAACTGCAAGCCGCATTCAATACCGGTCGAGAAATCGGAAGAACCGAAGGGATGCTGTACTACATCAAGCACGCTTCCGAAAATATGCAAAAGGAGGCTGAGAAGTTAAATTCGAAACTACAGGCACAAAAAGCGAAAGTATAGAAGGTATCGCCATCTGCCTCCGGAAAAAGAAAATCTGACTTATATATTACTTCAGAACGTTCTAATCCGGAGCTCGTGGCTGTTCTCCAGAGAAAGATATTAATAAAGGGCATTGATTGGAATTGCAAACAGCCACAATAGGCAATTCCGGTCTTTGCCCTTTCACTTTTAAATACGACTCATTATGGAAGCGAAGATACAATATTTCCAAAGTCCGGTATTCGGACAAATCAGAGTTACGGTTATAGATGATAAACCAATGTTTGTGGCCAATGATGTGGCATCGATGTTAGGGTATAGTAATCGATATGATGCTATCAATAGACATTGTAAGGGGGTCGTGAAACACGAGGGGGTCTCAATCACAACAAACCAATATGGTAAAAGTACAGAACAGAAAGTAGAAATCTCTTTCATCCCAGAATCCGATGTTTACCGCTTAGTTATGCGCTCCAAATTACCCGAGGCAGAAAAGTTCCAAGACTGGGTATGCGAAGAGATCCTCCCCGCCATCCGCAAAACCGGCGGTTACATGATTGCCAAAGAAGACGAGACACCGGAGGAGATCATGGCTCGTGCCTTATTGGTTGCCAAAGACACCATGAAGCGCAAAGAAGAACGAATCCGGCAGCTGGAGAAAAAAGTTGAAACCGTAGTAAAAGAAAACAACAAACTACGTCCCAAGGCAGACTTTATGGATAAAATAATGGATGCGGACGAACGTATCGACATCGGCCAGTCCGCAAAAATCCTGAATCTCCCATTCGGCAGAAATACCTTGTTCCAAAAACTTCGTGATATGGGTGTATTCTTCAAGAACAAGAACGAACCGAAGCAGGAATATGTGAAGCGTGGTTATTTCGTCCTAAAAGAGAAATGGATTGACCGGAACAATCACGATGGATTCATGGTCTTAAAAGTGCTCGTTACTCAGAAAGGGCTGGAATTTCTCGCCAACCTCTTTAAGGTGGTAGAGCAACCTAAGGAGGAAGCAGAAGTAATTTGATTAATTCCAACCATTATGCCGAGCGTAACAACTGGGGTCATCAGCACCCCAGTTCAACCACGGTGTTCAGCACCGCAGTTGTTCAACTATTATGCTGGCGCCAACAGTTGACTTTACGATTAAAATTCCTAAATCGCTAAACAATTAGGAGATTATTTATATTTTTGCAAAAAGAAGGCGGTTTATAAGCAAGTCGTGGATTGTAGTTCCACGGGGCTACTTATGAATCGCCTTTCTTCTTTTCCAATAATCTCAATATATTTATGCTATCAGAGATACTATATAACGATGTGCTACCATCCGCCTGCTCTTTCACAAGAATCCAAGACTTTTCGTTTTCCACTTTTGTCTCAAACAAATGAACAATAGCATTATATCCATGCTTATCATTTCCGCAACCAATATATTCCGCATCCTTTATCACAGAAGCTATATCCAAAAGCATTTCATTCTTTTTCTCGTAATATTTATGTGGCTGGTTCAACCACTCTTTTATACCACGACCGGTAATCTGTATATCTTTCCGAAAATCTTTATTCCGAATAACAGTTTGTTTTAATAAAGAAGCCTTTTCCTTGATCTCCTTAAATCTCACTTTATCGGACGCTACATTAATCGAATCCTTTGGCTTTCCATCACCCAGTAACCATTCAGCGAACTCCTCATGATCCATCATAATCGGCGTAGATATGCAAATACAAAACGGGTGCCATCCTGTAAACTTGAAATCCTTCGGGTATTGGCCAGCCTTGGCGTCACACACAGGACACGGACCGTGATTCGTTGGTGAACGTTCCACCTCTATACCGATCACGAAGTCCATATTCTGCCAACGTTCATAATCGGCAGTTCGAAAAGCCTCGTTTGTTTTCGTTGCTGCTAGTCGAAGGGCGTTTTTATAAGATGAACGATAAATACCCTGCCCCGGATGATAATCTTTCATCGGCTGGGATGGGACCAATTTGCCATTCGCGTCCCTTACACGGCGGAAACGACGGTTGGGTTCGTTTAGTAATTGCCGTATATCTTGGCTGATCAACGCAGCCGGACGGCCGGAAGACAAACCCGAAGAAAGATAATACTCCAGATTATCCATAGCTCCGTCCGTTATATCCCAGACACGGGAGGATATGGTTTTACCAAATTCATCCTTACGTTTCAACAGGGTATTCAGCGCATCTGCACTTCTGGAAAACATCTTATCCTTCAACGTACTGGATATGGCCATATCCTTGATATAACCTGTTACCAGTTCATCCGCTTTCCTATTGCCTAAATTCCATACATCGGTAACTGTATTGGATATATTGCTTACGAGCTGCGTATGCAGGTCATCCAACAGACGTTCGATTTGCTTCTCTATGGTAGCGTTGCCTATCCATACACGGTCACCGCCATGATCCGACCATTTAGCCAGAAGAGGTCCTACCCTACGGACAAACTCGTCAAACGAATACTTTATGCTACCTTGTTGCCGGAACAGACATTGCAGGAATTGTCGCTCATGAAATGATAGTTCTTTCATTCTCCATATCCCATTGTTAAGCCGATCATATTATTGCGTTGCGCTGCTGTATCTTCCTCTTCCTCCATCAGCTTCATTTCTTCGTCCAAGTCTTCTGTTAGCGGAGAATGAGCCGTAACCGTGCGCTGAGCGTTAATCGGTTTGCCTCCATTGGCAACAGAGAGTGTTTGCAAGGTTTCAGCCAAATCTTCCGGCAAAATGGAACCAAATTCCACATCGATCAGGTTGTTTACCAGCTGGGGACGATACTTGATGTTGGTAATATTGCATATCCCGGCCAACACGACCGACACACAATGTTGTACGACCGGACCGAATGTTTCCATGTTCTCACTCGCCTTGATGGTCGCATCCATCAGCATGAATTTACGAGCGACACCGGACAGGTTGCCAATGCCTTTCAAATTGTCAAAGGAAAGGTCTGGCGTGGATGTACCGGAAAACAGCTCGCATTTGGTTTCTTCCAACTCTTTATCCACAGATGGTTGAGAGCCGTTCCAAGTAAGGTATTCCGCATCGCCATGATACAATTGTTGCGTTTCCGGATGTACTTTAGACGTAAAAGACAATTCTTTGCCGACAGTGTCTTTAGTCGGCAGGTCAGCCACATCGAATGTCTTCAACATCGGATCACCATAGTAATCATTTGTATCCACCATGCGAGAAATACGCATTTCACGAGCATCCATCAGAAACGCTACTTCATCCCATTCAGGTTGGAATACATCGGCATACACAACCGGAATTTTCCCAAATAGATTGGGAACCTCTTTTATCACCCAGCCACCCATTTCATCGATAGCCGTAATAATCTTATCCGCCATCCAAATCGTGCAGCTGTTCCGGATCATACCATTAGAGTTCACTTGGTAACGATGGATAAAGGCATCCATATCATCGTTATCGTCGAAATGGGGATAAAATTCAGAGAAAGTATTTTCATTACGGGGAACAGAAAGTGTTTTTACTTTTAACTCCGTAATCAATTTGCCGTCTAATCCTTTGGAGGTATACGGATAGAACACAAGAGCAGCCTTACTTTCAGAAAGCACCTTGCGAGCGAATGACTTCAAGACGGATTGCATCTTCAACCGGCGTTCCCATACACGCTTGAACTCTTGAAAGCCATCGTTTTGATCAGCTCCGGTAATCGTCATTTGCCCGCCGAACAGGAAAGCGACAGAGGTACGCACCTCCTTCTTCGGAAAGTTGGTTACGATACGGGCCACATCTACGATCTTATCAGGAAGGCGTACTGGTTCACCATTTTTATCCACCAAAGTATCCGAATAGACTTCTAAACGCTTAGGCTCACGCCAACCGACTGAAGTCTTACGCCGACGACGTTCACCATGGTATTCTCTGTAATATTCTCTTGGTTCCCGGTATTCAATCGTATCGACACATAACGTACTGACTACCTGCCCAAAATCTTCATTCGCAAGAATTTCGCTTATACTTGGCATAATTGTTTTATGCTAAAATATAAAAGCAAATAGTTTTTCGCTGTCAATACGACCAGTATAGACAAGTTCACTTTGAAATGTAAAAACCAAGAACACATATCAAAACGCAAGTATGTGGCAGAAAAATATCGGGATTTTATCTAACACGTGTCACAAATATCAGAAAAACACTTCCATTTTGCCAATTATCGTCCTCTTGCTACCCGACGTACAGAGTTAGCCTTGCACAACCCAATAAACTCTACATTCTCGGCAAGTATTGTCATACCATCCGGCGCATCATCATGCTTGTTACCACCCTCTTTCTTATAGCTGGTCAAAGCTTTCATAAACCGGTCGTAATCCGAACCTTTCTTATACTCGCTTTCTTCCAAAAAATAACAATGCTTCTTAATCCAACCAGACTTCAACAAGATACGTGTATCCTTATTGGCCGTTGTCGGTTTCGCCTGAATGATACATTTCTCGTTCTTTGCCTTTACCGCCTTACGAACATTGAGAGCGAATATGCGACCACCGTTGTTACTCTCGATACGCATATTGTCGCAACGAGTATCAAGGATCAAGGAAACCAACTTCGGTTCGGTGATCTCGACATTATCTTTCGTAAACAGCACATCGGTAATGAAATACTTCGTACCGAATACCTTGGCAATCGGAGCACAGAAATCATCGTCTCCCTCGTCAGCCACATCGGTAGCTCCGATAACACCGTCCGGTTGCTTGCCCTCAATATCAGCCAATTTAAATCGGTTAAGCTCCGATTTCGGGAACAACAACCCGATTGCCTCGATTGGATCTTGCATATACTCGGCACACCAAATGGAATCGTCCGTTTCCTCACGCAATTCGTGATAATACTCTGTCGTATGTACCTCCTCACAAAAAGAACGGTCGTTCTCATCCAAGGCGGCGATACGAATGATCTCGTCATACTTTCCCATCTCCTCCATACGGCCGAGCACGTCAGTGGCAGACCAGCGGGTACCGATGTCGATAGAGCTACAATTTCCTTCGATACGGGAATCATGCGTTCCCTGCTTCCACGACCAGACCTTTTCGTTATTGGTGTCAGACAGCGCATCTTCCAAACTCTTATACAAGTCATCCGTCATGGCGAGCATGGACGCACCGAAACCGATTACCGTACCGCCTACACCAGCCCCGAAGTAACTTACCTGCCGGGCAGTGTCCAAACTCCAACCATGAACGTTCTGCTTATCCCCTCGCAATTGCACATCCGGGAATATCTCTTTGAACCGGGAAGAGCGGACAATATCGCGCGTGTCATACGACAGCTTGTTATACAGCGTATCGGAACAGCAGTTGCGCATGACCGACTCTTCCGGGAAGTGACCGAGCATCCAAGCGATGAACAACGAGGATATATAGGACTTACCGGCACGTGGCGGCATGGAAACGGCCAACCTGCGAATAACACCATCTTGATAAGAATCATACACACGAGTAAAAGCGTCCGCCACATGTTTCAAAAATAAGCGTCTGGAAAAGAATTTCGGGTCATAATATAAACAATATGACCAAAAATCATTTTTCGCTTTCCGGCGTCTCAGCACATCCGCCGCCTCTGCCATCAACAACAATATCTCTCTTCTGTTTTTCTCCATAGATAAAATCCTCTAATTGCTCATCGGTCATCCCCTCAAACTTACTTACGGGAGTAAGCCCACTAATGTTAGAATCCTGCCTGTTTTTCCAACGATCTGGATTACCATTTGTCAAGGTGAAAATAATAGCAGCGGTATCCGGCTGGATATGCTTCTTGACTATAGTTTTCTCTTTGATCTTAGGTTTCTGTTTCTCTTTTCCATTCTCATCAACCACAGGTTTACCACTATAGACATACGTGATCTTCGACTCTTCCACCTCATAACCTTGAATCTTCTTTAATAAAGACTTCTGGGCCTCGGCAACAAAGAATTGCATCCGTGCGTCTTCCGCTTTTTTTATAGAGTCGGAAAAGTCGGATTTTGTTTTCATCCAAGTATAGTAAGTATCCTTGTTTATACCGACCAAATCACAAATCTTGGCAATAGTATAGCTATCCTCCCGAATAAGAGAACAAATTCGATCCACCAATTTTTGACTATACTTTGCCATTAAATACTACTCTCCTTTTTCTTCCTTACTAAATTTAAACATAGAATCCGCCATATCAAGGCAATTCTCCAATTCATTCACGATAGCTTTCAACTCAATATATTTACGCTTATCCACCGATGAAGAAACACCTTCACTATTTATCTGTCTCTCCAACTCCGCAAGTTGCAAGCGTTTACGTTCTAATCTCTTCGCTAAAACCTCACGATAAATCATACATAATTTTATTTTCATGGCGAATATCCTTTTCTCTAGTTATTCGCCAAATTTATCAATCTTCCTTAAACAAATCATCATTCGAGAAATCAAGTTCGGGAAAATTTTCCTTAATCTTACTCAGATCCCCTTTATAGAATACAAGCACATTTTGATGCTGCTTACCAATCTTTCGGCTATTACTAAACTGCTTTCCGGCTCTCATAGCCAGACTACCTATGTTGTTAACCAGTATCATCTCATTGTAATAATGCAAGCCTGCCTCCTGGAACGCAGCGATCGTATCAGGAACAAAACTCCGATACACACCACTCTTATCGCGAACCTCTCCTACTACAAACACGGCGAATCGATTAGGCTTCAACAGCGAACAACTCTTCCTAATGATTTCTTTATACGCTTGCAGGAATTCAGGATAATCCATCGTCGATAGGTCTGCCGGATCGTCACTATACACTTCTAGGTCCGCATACGGAGGACAACTAAAAACCAAGTCTGCCTCATAACCTTCTGCCAGGGCATCTATCTCTACACTATCTCCACAAAGCCACAGAGGAGCAAATTTATGACCGCCTTTCCCGCCGAACTCCTCCCCTAATACTTCAACTGCGTTTTTACAGTTGGCTTCGACCTGTTCCGGCCTTAGATCAACACCAAAATAAGTCATATCCAACATAGATGCAACAATACCACGAACGGAGCCACCAGCAAATGGGTCCAGGATACAACCATTGGGAATATTAAACCACCGGTAGGCCAGCTCGCACAGTACCGGGTCAAAGATCGAGGTTCCATCCATAAACGGGATACCATGATCCCGGCAATACTTCTGCAATTCGTCCCACGACGGATCGGCACCTGTTTTTTCACGAATTACGTTACGGGCTTCGTATACTCGGGGTGGTTGCGCTGATCGGCTAAATGTAATCTCCTTCTCCCGGCCATCATCACTCTTTATACCAAGATCAAGCCAGGCACGTTTCCGATCTTGCCAGTTTCCAAGCTTAGAGTCTAGTACAGAAAAAGGAGGAATAATGAAACGTTCTTTCAGGCTGCCGACACGCCCCTTATCTGGCTTTACATCGTTTACTGAAACATCATCAATATTCAAATCATCAATGTTGAACTCCCAAGCATCCAACTCGTCGGCACCGAAATCTTCAACGATCGCGTCAAAGTCAAATACAGACGTATCAGAGGTATAATTGTCAGCTAGAGCAAGCGCCTTACGCCGAGAATCCTCAGTTGAGAGATCTGTACGCTTGATAGCAATCAATTCCGTACCATCAGACTCCACAATTCGAACCGGTAAGCCTAATTCCAGCGCTTGCTCGTACACTCCGTTCCCTGCAATGATGCAATCATCCTTATCGAAAAGGATAGAACGCCCCGCTCCACAATCCTCCAAACTTTTACGAATCAATCTCTTGTTCTTATCTGTGTGGATGCGATAATTCCGAGGGTCATACTTCAATTCTGCCATAACTTTTATTCTAAAATATAACAGGGATAATCAATTAACACAAATACAGTTGCAGTTCCCGGATAGCCTGTTCCACGCTCCGAACAATCACATACTTACTACCTGCCATTTCAACTTGGCGTTGGTATTCCTTTTGCTCTGCAGACTGTTTACCTGTAGATGTCTTGAACTCTAGACAAAGAGAAGCATATCCCTTTTTCGGTATCTGAAGGATTACATCGGCCACTCCACGTTTAACACCTTGGCGCTTCATATTAGCCGCTTCTATTTTATGCCGGCTACCACCGTTCGGGACAGCAAAAAGAAGTCGATCCGGCAAGTTCGGGAAAAACAAAGGTACTTTATTGAAGAACTCCGACTGAATCCGAGCTTCTTCGTTATCATGATGTTGTTTTGATTTAGGTGGATTCTTTTTATCAGAGTAACAATTATAACAGATATACCCTTTTTCAGTTTTGATCACAGAAACTGTTTCCCGACCACAGGCTATACATTTTTGCGTTTTCATATCTTAGTTTCATATAAGATATAAAGAACTGAAAGAAAGCCCTCTGAATTACCAAGGGCTTTCTTAACTCACATCTTTCGTGAAGTGAGCTATTTCAGCTCATTTCTTTTTAAGTTTTTTCGCCTTGTTAGGCTACATCGTTAATACTAATTTCTCCTTTCAAAACTCGCTCTACCTGTCTGTCGATTATCTCCTGAAACTCAATCTGGCAGATAAGAGTACAGTCCGGTATAATCTCTTCCACTGGGTCACCGCGCCATGTAGGTAGCTCGTCCAGGAAGATACGTCCGTTTTTATCTTTGAGGCATGTTGCACCAACATCACGCTCAATCTGTGCCATCTGAACAAACACTTCCGGAAAGTCCTTTCGTATCTTGTTCCAGTACCCCATTCCTCCTTTCACGCAACCTATGCAGTTATTATTGTTGTATCCCATCGAATACATGACCGGTTGTTTAATCCCTGCTTTCCAAAGCATACCAAGCGCTTCCGGCTTCGTTATCTGCCGCTCTATAAGCGGGAACAACGGTTTTGTTTCCGGATACTGTTGCTTTAGTCGAATTGCACGGTTTATTTCTTTCGGGTCGAAGTCGAAGCCCCAGACCTGGCCGTCCCAACTGCCAAGTTCTTTCTCTAACTTGTAGCGGACTTTCTTCTTCAGTTCAAGAGTACAAGCTGCACCATGCGCACCGTTGATCCAACCTTTCCGAAGCACATCGGCCACACAACTATACTTATCACTACGAATAGTATGTATCGGTTGACCGTACCAGCGTTCACAATCAGCCTGGAAACGAAGATTATCGGGATGCCCGGAGCCAGTCTCTATATAATAAACTTGCACATCATTGTACAAGCTCAATGCTATTTTACAAGCGACTGCGGACGTTGCTCCGCAAGAAAACCATGCTATTATCATTGTTTTTAATTATTATTTGTTACATTTGCATTACTAATTCGTGCGGGGGTTATCAAAACACCTGAATTAGTGTAGGCTTTGCCTATTTCCTCTTTAGTAAAGAGCTGTGGATCTTGAAAAAGAGTGTTACTGCCCTTTGTAGCTTAGAGGTTAAAGCGTCTCCACAGAGAAGACGGGGGTTCGATTCCCCCCATCGGAATATTCATTCAACCATTATAGAAGCAGGCCTTTGGTCTGCTTTTCTCTTTTTAGCTCACTTATTTTTAGTTATGAATCAGATAAATATTTTATCAAACTCTCTTTGTCTCTAAAAAGTCTTTTATCCCATTTGGGATAATTGTTTCTGGGTACACTAAGTCCATCTGACAGCTTATAAACCATAAGAAAACTATCATCAGTATAGGATATTTCAATGATTATTTTGCTTATTGTTGAATGGACAATGTTATCCCCACTCAGATAGCATACACTATCTCCTACATAAAATTCAGTATCGATATTCATACCTATTTAAGTTTTTAAAGCTTTCATGTACTCGCAATTCTCATCACATACCCCAGATTTTAACGCACAATGGGGAATATTGGAGCCAAACTTATACTCGAAGTTATAACATAGCTTCTTATATGCCCCTCGCTTGGCTTTCTCTCTGTCAACTACCAATAAACCAATGTTCATTTGTTTTCTCCTTTCATCAATTGTTCAATAGTAATAGGAATTACACGAGAAACAGCATAATAAGCATTATTCGTCAATTGGCGTTGCCATGCCGAAAAACGGGGTGACCAACGAAAACCGTTATGTTTGAGATTTGAAATAACATCAGGCCGTGGTTTTGTATCAAAAACTATCTGAACTCTATCTTCGGAGTAATTCTTAATTACCCGGCCACCATCAAAAAGTATTTCCACATCTTTTTGATTCTCTTTTTCTGCCTGTTTTGAGATAGATTGATTTGCAAGTTCAGCGAGTTTCCAAAATTTGTGACGATTGGTAAAGATTGGTTTTACCCGACTTTCGTTTAAGGATCTGACATATTCAATCGCTTTGTTTATCAAATCGACCTTTCCGTTTCTCGCAATCGTTTCCAGCTTATTATACAAATTGGTTGGCAAAAAATGCTCATCGATCATCCTCTTTACACGCATCCACTCTTCCTCCGCTTTCTGATCTTCCGGTTTTGCCTCCTCTATCCTTCGAGCTATCGACTTGAGCACTTTTTCTCTCCACGCTCTAAATTCATTGACAGCATTGTCATAGTAATTATTCATCTTCTCATTTCGTCTTGACGGAAAACGGGCTGGCCCTGTTATCATGGCGCTCATTATACGAGAATGCTTATTGAACAATATTTGAACCCATTCTTTGTACTTAGCAATATATCGCTCTCTTTCTTCTTCCGGCATTGTTTTTATATCATCATTGAGCTCTTCTTCGTACATGCGTATGTGATACGATCCACGTTCCTCCGGACTGAAACTTGTAGCATAAAAAGCATCGCAAGCGCATTTCCAAAACTCCTCAAGGTTTACCTCATATTTCCACTCTACAACCGACCAAAGACCTAAGTCTTTGTCATTAATAACAACCGCCTCATTATCGGAAATACGGACTGCAGTATGCGCATAGTCGCAACGCATTAAATTATCACTCAACTTTTCACCTCTCCAGTTAAAAAGCCATTCACCCTGTTCTGGGTTCGCTATATTCACCACTTTTAATGCACGGTGACAGTTCTTTTTTGATAGTAAAACCTGTTCAGTATTACCGACCTGTATTTTATTTTCTTGCATTATAGTTCCTTGTTTTTAAATATTCACACCTTATATTTTCGTTCAAAATCATACTTCCTAAACTCATGGTACGCTTGTTCCAATGTTTTAGAAGTCCTATCACCTTCCGGTATATCCCAGCTTTTGGAATTATTGATACTATCATCCATGGCTATGGAACCCCTTTCTTGCTCATATCGGCCAAGCCATTCTAAAATAACAGCCCCGTCTATCCGATCATAAACCTTCCCATACAATCCCTTTTTCGCCCGATTAAAACATAGCTTGAAATCATCAGGCTTAAAGAAATAAAATTCCTCGATAATCAAATCAGCCGTCTGAGCAGCTTGAGTATCTTTCATCGTCTTTCCGACATTGAAAAACATAACTAAATCAATGATTATGTTTACCATAAATGCCCGAAGTTTCATTTCTCCGAAATTTTTGTTCATTACAGCAATGGAACAACTCGGAGATTGAAATACATCATTTACCGTTTTCGGGTGTAGGGCTTTGTAATATGGCATCGGCAAGGCTCCTAAGATGCTCAAGGCTTGCTCTGTTGTTTTCGGCATTAGTTCTGCCGGCAAGACTCCTGTTGTCGGGTCTATGCTGGCCGGAAGCTGTATTGCTTGTTGCTTGTCCATTTTGATATTTTTCTAAGTCACGCTTCGCCCATTTACGGAACGTGAGGTTCGCACTAACGTATTTTTTGAGCAGCTCTCGATAATTGTGCATCGAGACAAGAGTGTCCTGGATTAACTGAAGCGGGAAATCTCGCTTTATCCGTTCGAATTGTTCTTCCGTAAACGGCTCTTTCAGTTTAGCCACACTAGGAGCATTCGCAGCAATCCATTGCTTGAACTTTTCAAAATTCTCATTCTTGGGTTTCTCCGGTTCGGGGTCAGGGTTGCGCGTGCCTACGCGCGTATAACCCTCCTCTCCTTTCCAATCCTCTCCTTTACTCTCCTTTCCAGCAGGAGGATTCTCGATTGTTCCCGATTGTTCGGGAATATTCTCGAATGTTCCCGGATTGCTTCTATTTTTGCCCGAAAGAACGTTTTCTATCACTTCTGCCGGAATTTTCGACTTTTGCGGTTTGTCGATGCGCTCACTGGAAAAGTCCATCACGTAGTAGCTTTTGTTCTCGAATGTAAAAGGTACAAGGATAGAGTTTTCAATCAGCTCTTGCAGCCATCCAGAAACCTGCTGCTTACGAATATCTTCGCAGGCAGGAAAGACTTTCGACTTAATGATAGTCTCATTAGCTAAAATGACACCGCTATCATCAGCAAAGTTTTTCATGCCTATATAAAGCAGACAAGCCGGAAGAGATACGTTCGAAAACCTTTCATCTTCCCAAAATTCCGGTACTATAGTTCTAATTCTTGGCATTTTTACGCTATCATTTTCTGACGAATCAGGTTCATATTCTTCTTCACCAGTTTTACTATCTGGTCGTGAAACTCACTTACGCCATTGCAAACGGCCCGAGACTGGACGATATTCAGCGTCTTCAAATTCACCTCTATCGTCTCGATACGTTTGCCACCGGTGTCCTTTGCTGACAGTATCAAACGATCCGGCCGATTGTAATATCCGAGTTTATACACGCAGTGATGCATAGCCTTGCCTTCTTGATAAAACTGGGTAATACTCTCCAACGGGCAAATGACTATGTTACCATCCGTGATTTTCATTCCGAAAAACTTTTCCATCCGTTCGTAGAAGCCGGCTATATCCTTCATGAGCTTTTCACGCCTACGGATAGCTTCCACACGATCCCTATCCTGTCTCAACTTGGCTTCACGGGCATCTTTCTTTGCCAATAGCCTATCGTGCGCGACCTTCAAGTTCTTAGGACATACATAATGGGCATTACGCAAGTCTTTACCGAAATAAGCCAATAAAGACATATAGTCTTCCCAGAGGGACGCATCCTTGATAATATAATGGTTACGGTTGCAAATATTGAATGATGGCTTATAACGAAGCTGGGAAAAGCCGTTTCTATACATGTGCTTCAGCATGGATATTTGCCCGGTCTTGAGGCATAGTTCCGCGTCATTACCTCCTTTCAAAAGGTCACGTATCAACTTAGACGGAGTTACATCCGGGAACAGTCGATTCAGTCCCCGTTTTTTCAATTCCGGAAGTAATTCTTTCCTTGGATAAAGCTCTCCAAATATCGCATATAAATCACCGTAATAATTATATGGGTTACTTCCATATTCACCCTTGATACTAAGAGGGGAGCCATATAGCCATCCGTTACGACCCATATTTACAGGAATAGCCATAATGGTACGCTTTCCGTCTTCCCGAATCCACTCTTGGACAACTTCGATGTAATCATAATACACCGTAGAAGTTCCCTTACGGGCGTTTTTCCAACATAGTATATGCCGGATCACCTGAAACCCGCCTCTCACTTGCAGGATGGACATATACGCCTCCTCATGGTCCTTTTGCTTTCTGCTGACCTTTACATCTAATTGATGATGGCAGTAGGGGCATTCGGTCTTGTCACCCAATTTACTATTACCCGTATTAACCCATATCTCGCCACATTCAGAGCACCACAACTCATTCTTACATTTGTAAGCTACATGGTCGAACACGTGTTCCTTGGCCCATTCCTCCTGCGCCTTTGTGATGACGGGAAGCTTTTCGCTCAATCCCGCCACCAACTTTTCCAATCTCGTTCTCGGCTTCATATCAAAACAGGCTCATTTGTTGGACACTCTCATCAACCTTCTTCTTGGCCGGCCTCTTTTTGAGCGATCGATATTGCTCTTCGGTCAACCTTTTGATGGCCGCCTGACGGGCAGCGTTCTTTTCTTCCTCCGTAAGTTCTACTTTATGGGAAGAAGAAACGGAGCTACCGACAGGAACTTTTCCGACCTCAATATTCTCTTCATCATAATAATGTACGGCCATACCAAAAACCTCCGTATCACTCATCACGACAGAGGTTCCACGCTTACGGGCCTCTCCCAAGATATAACGACAACACTCGTCTATACTCTTTTTAGGATTGGCAAGTCTCGGGGCAAACAGAAGATCTTCCGCCGCCCTCTCCTGTAAATATTTCTGAATTGTATCTTTGAACTCTTTCATAACTTACTGGATTGTCATGGGCATTAATAAATAGGTAAGTTCCTCGTTCCCGGATTGGTTCTCCGGAGTTATCAAGATAGCACGGTTAGGCTCGCTAAAGGAAAGCCTCGTACGCCCGTCATCGATACATGAGAGTATCTCAAGAAGCAACGATCCCTTAATCCCGATCGAGAACTCATTCCCGTTAAAATCGACCTCCAACGTTTCCTCCGCGGAAGTCGAGAAATCTATGTCTTGGGCGAATACGGTCAACTTATCACGAATGATCCTCAAGACGATAAGGCATGAGGCCTTATTGGAGAACACCGATGTCCTTTTAATAGCCCCGATCAGTTGTCCGGTGTCAACAAGCAGTTCCAGCTTATTCGCCTTGGGTACCACAGCTTTCCAATTAGGATATCTCCCCTCCACATTCCGGAACGATATCTCATAGTCATTGAGTATGACATCGGACCAATCCGCACCGACCCTCATTTCCATGTTATCGGAGGAAGCCGGAAGTATCGCCTTCAATACCGAGGCTATAGGACGGCTGATTATAACTGAGATCTTGCCAACCTGTCTATCATTGCCCTTTCTCAAGAATCCCATGCCATGCCCGTCCGCACCGACAAAGCATACGGTCTCCGGTTCCGTCTCAATAAAGACAGAGCTTAGGACCGGACGGATATCATCATTCCCGGCCAAATTTATGACCTTGGATATCCCATTGAATAAATCCTCCGCGCTCAATGACACAGAGTCCAAGACCTCGATCGATCTTTTTCCCGGATAGGTAGATGGGTCATAACCCACCACCTCGAACTTTCCACCATGGTACTTGATCCTTATCTCACGGGTATCCTTGTTGATGATTATATCAATTGGTTGCTCGGGCAGGTTCCTCAGTCCTTCTAATAAGGAAGTCGGGACACAAATAGATATCTCCTCGTCGAAGATGCACTCAAGGCTGGTGGTTATCCGGCCCTCGCTATTCGATCCGGTGATGAATAACCGGCCTTCCCTCGTCTTAAACAAGAAATGACAAAGGATCGGCGTGGATGATTTGGCGGGTATGATCTTCGCCAAAAGCTGCAATCTTGATAGCAGCGCTGTTTTAGAAATAGAAATCGTCATAGTGCCTGTTTTTTTGAAGGCACCCGGTAAGTCTTTGTTTTATGGAAGTTTACAGAAAGAAGAGACCAAACACATATAAACACAAAAAGTTGGATCTCAAACTTTCGTCTAAAATCCAACTCGCTATTTCAACGGCAAAGATAGAGTCATTTTTTTAATCCGCAAATTATTTCCATCTTTTTTTCGTTTTTTTCTTCAAACACATAATCAAGTATCTTGGCATTCAAGCGGTCGATAACGCTAAAATCGGTCTTAACATACCCAGATGTCACCCTATGGGAAGAAGCATGGTTAAGGCAAAAGCCTACTAAATCCAAACTTGCATCGAAATCGTTTTGAGCGAATGTAGCCCAACTATGCCGAAACGAATAGACAGAAATATGAGGAAGGTCGTTTTTTCTTGTTATATCACTTATTCCCTCGTTTATACATTTATTGAAATTCTTACTTGATCCATAAGTCTCACAGAAGTTAAACAGCCTTTTTTCTCCAGCATATTTCTCAAGCAAATGAGATAGCCTATCTGGTACGGCTATCTCTATATACGCCTTGTCATCCCTCCTATTAGTAGTCTTACGTCTGCAGTAACACATCTTTCCGTCTCTAAGGTTCTCTTTTTCCATATAATACAGGTCAGCGGTGTTAATTCCGGCAAGACAAAAAACGATCTCGCACACATCCCTAGCACGATCAGCTCTTGATCCATACTCCGCGGATACCGCAAAAAAATCTCGAACGGTTCTAATGTCCAATGCCCTTTTCTCTGGGACTGTAGGTCTAGGTACCCTCACTCCCCTAAACGGGTTATTCCGTATAAGCATCTCGCCGGTATCATAGTTATTATACCGCTCGCATCCAGCCATAAACATTGTCTTGATCCGCTTCGGATAGCCGTGTTTCTTGTACAAGCTATCTTTCATCGAATCTATCCACTCCTTGAATATAGACGATGTAAGATCAGAGAAGAGAATGTCGTCTTTCCCCATATATTCCTCCAAGCGCCTTAACGCAAGCTTATAATTTATCGACGTGGATTCTCTTCCCTCGTTATCCATCTTAGAGGTAAACCCCTCACAAAATTCAGAAAAAGAAGGTGCGCTAGAATCCCTCCTCAAGAAGTCCAGTATCTTTCTGATATCCCAACATTGTATATCTTCACGATTAAGCCGGGACATATACCCGTCAATAAGAATAGAAATATCCTTGATGATGTAATTATCTATTACCTCACCCTTCCGAACAGACTTAGCCTTGCAGACTTTATCTGTTTTTATATATCCTACCTGTCCGTGATGGGTTACACGAATATAAACAGGATACGTATTGTCTTTTCTCTTAGCTCGTACGCAAATTTTGAAATATGCCAT